TCTATGTTTGATGAGAGTTATAAAAAGTTATCAAATACAATATCACAAATGAGGCAAGCTGGAGCATCAGCTGATGAAATAAGTGCATTCGTGGAAAACAGATTAATTCAAATCTATGGAGATGATGTTTATGTGAATGCTATTGAAACACTAAATAAATATGGCAATAAAAACATCAATCCTTTTGCTATAAGAAATGAAATAAATCAGCAGATGATATATGCTATTGATACTATGGATGGATTATTTGGGATCTCAAAAAATTATCCTCGATTAGCTGGATATGGGCATAAAGTTGGTTACATGAATAGAAATGGATTAGCTGAAGTTGTTGCTGAGGCATTTCAATATAAATATTTTGGAAATTATGTATTTCAGAAATTTAATCCAGAATTATTTGATGATTTAATTCGAGTTGTTGATCAATGGCTTGCATCATTGCCAAAACAATTGGCAAATGCCTTAAATTATTTAATAAAAAAAATAAAAAATGAGAATACTATCTGAATCAGAACAAAAAGAAATTAATGAATATTTTGAAATAGAGAATGATTATTTTAATAAATATCCGGAAGCAATAAAACCTTTTTTAATTGAAAGGCTGGCAAATGTCGATCAGGCTGATGCTTATTTAATGATATTAGATGCTTATAAAAAAAATAAATACATAACAACAAAGGATCAAGATGATCATTTTGATGGGGAAGTAATTACAATTAAAAATGGCTAAGAAAAAAGGAATCAATTTTACAACTTATGTAAGGCCTCCAAAGAAAAAACGAAAGGGGATCCATAGCAAAAATTTAAGTAGATCAAAAGGATCTAAACAATACAAAAAACCATACAGATCTCAAGGAAAAACCAGATAATTTATTTTGATTAAATTTGTAAAAAAATAATTATGGCTGATAATATACTATTTAAAACAGCTCCTCTTGGAGAATTAAAAGATTATGATGATCAAAAAATGATTATTCAAGGATATGGATCTTATTTTGATAATAAAGATGCTGATGGGGATGTAATTAAAAAAGGAGCTTATAAAAAAACCATTGAGGAAAATGGATCAAGGGTTAAATATTTATATCAACATAAAATGGATAAACCTATCGGAAAAATGCAAGAGCTTTATGAGGATGATAAAGGATTGGTTTTCCAGGCTAAAATTGCTGATACTCAATTAGGGAGAGATGTTTATACTTTAATGAAAGAGGGCATCATTAATGAAAACTCTGTTGGGATCATGCCAATTCAAAAAGAAAATAAAGAGGGTTACAGAGAGATTTCTGAAGTAAAACTTTATGAGATCTCAGCTGTTACATTAGCATCCAATGAGGAGGCTAAGATCCTGGATGTAAAATCAGATATGATGATCCTGGATGAAACTCTTAAACGATATGATCGGTTATGTAAACTGATCAGAAAAGGTAATATCTCGGATGATTTGGGATATGCCATAGAATCAGAGATCTTAAAATTAAAATCATTATTTGCAGATGCTACTCAGCCAGCTGAAATTATTGTTACTGAGCCAGAAATAATAATTGAGGACAATTCAAATGAGATCGTTAAATATTTGTCAAACAGAGTTAGAAATAACTCTAAATAAAGGGGTTAAGAGCCTCATCAAAAATGAATGAAGAATTAAAAAATTCGTTAGATAGTTTGGCTGGAGAAATTGATAATAAAATTGAAACAAAATCAATGGAAGTAGTTGAAACTATAAAGGCAGATAATGCTGAGGCTGTTGCTAATGTAGATGCAAAAGTTGATTCTCTTAATAAGAGAATGGATGATGCAGAGATAGCACAGAAAAAAGCATTTGAAGCAAATCAGGCTCCAACAACATTCAAATCAGCTTTGGAAAAAGCAATTGAAAATGGAGCATTAGAGCCTTTGAAAAAAGGAGGCAGATCGGCTGAGTTTATTTTAAAGGCCGATATGAAAATCAGCTCAGATTTTACAGGAGATGTAATTCAGCCTACAAGGGTTGATGGTGTAAAATTTGATCCAAGTAAGCCATCTCACATTAGAGAGATTCTGCCAATTGGATCAACAGATTCTGATGTTGTTAGATATGTTAAGGAAACTGCATACTCTGATGGAGTATCAGCGAAATCTGAGGGAGCAACATTAGGACAAACAGATTTTGAGCTTGAAGCTAAAGATGCTAATGTTAGAAAAATTGGAACTTATCTAAGAGTTTCTGAGGAAATGTTAGATGATTACAAGCAATTAATTTCTTATCTATCTGCAAGAGTGCCATCAAAAATTATGGCAGTTGAGGATGATCAGATCTTAAATGGTAATGGAACAGCTCCAAATTTATCTGGTATTTTTACAGATGGAACTGCATTTGTTACTGGAGCATCTGGAGCATTTTATCAGGCTGTATCTAATCCAAATGAGTTTGATGTATTAGTTGCATCAATGAATCAATTGGCATTAGTTAATTATCAGGCTGATCATATTGTTTTAAATCCATCAGATTTTCATAAGATTTTAGTATTGAAAGATACTACAAATCAATATCTAAAGGATCAAGTTTATGCTGGATTACAACCCTCATTTATGGGCGTGCCAGTTGTTCTTAATACAGCAGTTACAGCTGGAAAATTCTTAGTTGGTAATTTTGCTCTCGGATCTCAGTTATGGGTAAGAGAGGGTATCAGCTTAGGAATTTACAGAGAGGATGGCGTTAACATAAGAGAAGGATTTGTTACTATTAGAGCCAAAATGAGAGAGGCTTTAACTAACTATAATCCAAATGCATTTGTTCAAGGAACATTCAGCTCTGCAATAACTGCAATTACAAAATCATAATTAATTAATTAGTTTTTGTTTTTAGAGAGCCTCTTTTTGAGGCTCTTTTTTTTTATATGTGCATACTGAATGCATAGATCAAATCTATATTTGAATAAACTTTTAAATATATGTTATGAAAATAAAATTGATTAAAAATAAAACTGAAACTATTGGATGGTATTTATATGCTGAAACTATGGATGAGGCATATAAAATCAATGCTATAAGAAACATGATCTTTTTTGGATATGATGATCAAGTTGTAAAATACAATGGGAGATTAAGCCATGAATCAATCGGAGATCCGGATATTGATTCTGAACTAATACTAAAAGATAATGATATGGCTGGAGCTTTGTTTTGGTGCAAGCAAAAAAACATACCTGATTGTAATGAGTTCATGAGCAAACTTTATGAAACCAATAAAATTAAAAAGTAATATATTTGCATCAATGGATTCGTATTGCTTTGCATTGAGTTTGTTTACAGGCTGGATCCAGTAAAGAGAGAGGCTAAGAGTTCAGGATCTATTTAGATCCAATCAACCAAAGATCTCCAGATCAGTTAAAGCTATCCAGGATCATCATGATCCTAACTCATGGTAATTTTATTTTGATCTGTTCTTTGTACTTATTGAGATCATATTTAGAGGCCAGATCAAACTGGCCTCTCTTGTTTTTGATCAAACCATAAAAAATAAATTCATTATATTTGTAGGGAATCTGGGAACGAAATTATAGTGGGATTTAATTTTTTTCATGTGGAGCTCCCAACTCCATGCAGATTTAATTGAAAGCTGACTAATACTCTGGGCGAGTGTTAGAGCTTGCTCACGAATCCCGAAAGGGGCTAGGAGTGAGTTCTAACAAAACTTTAAGAGAGTTTTAGATCAGCTTTTGACATTTATATAGCTCTGTTTTTTATTTCTTAATTTTGCATTGAGGAAATCCTCAGCATACTAACCAACAAACAAACAATTATATGGATCCTAACATTCAGGGATCAATGGCTGAATATGCTGTTGCTCTCGAATTTATGAAATTGGGATATATTGTATCTAAGCCTTTACTGGATTCATGTAGATATGATTTGCTTGTTGATACTGGATCCAGGATCGTAAAAATCCAGGTAAAATCTAAAAAACAAAATGCCTGGAAACAAAAAGGGAGAAAAGGGATCCAAATGATGTTAGATCGGCATAAGCCTTATAATCTTGATCAGGTTGATTTTTTTGTTGTATATGTTGCTGATCATGGAGGTTTCTATATTATTAAAAATGATGGCAAAATGAAATCAGTTAAAATAACTCCTGGAGGAAAGTATAAAATTAATTTTAATAACTTTGCATCAATTAACTGAGTTTTTCATAATTGGTTTAATTTGTATTGGTTGTTAAAGAGCTGGATTTTCATCTGGCTCTTTTTTTTTATCTTTACAAAAAAATTTAAATCATGAAAATCATAATAAATTCTGAGATAATTTCAACAAAAAAAATCTATAAAGAGGGAGAGGAATATGAGGTTGAAAAAAAGATTGCAGAAAAATGGTGCTCCAAAGGATGGGCATCTAAAATCCAAAAGAAAAAATCTTTTAAGGATGCAGATCTAAACAATGATGGAGTTATAGATGAAAAAGAATTTGATCAGATCGAAAAAAAAAATAAACAATGAGGCAATCTAATTCAGCAATTCCAAATCATGATTCATCAATAATTTTATCTAATGATGAAATCAGATATTATTTAAAATTAACAGAAAATACATCTAATGAAAATTCTTTGATTGAAAGAATGAGAGATTATGCTGTTGATCATGCAGAGAATTGCATGAATGTGGATATATTAAGCAAAAACAGATCCTATTATTTACCAGAATTGCCAAAGGATGGAGTTGTTTATCTGCCATTTGTAGCTTTAGATCATAATCAATCAGCAACTGCAATTCAAATAACTTACTCACAAGGATCTGGAGGAGGAGGTATTGATTCATCAGAGTACGAAATTCAGGGCAATAACAATAATCAGATTGTTTTCAAAGATCCATTTTATAAAAATGTACTGATACAATATACAACAGCTCTATGGCCAGTAAGTGGATCAAATAATTTATTAGGGGATGCTTTAAAACATGCTCTGTTGAAAGTGATCGGAAATATCTATGATTACAGATCTGATTTTATGGCCGGTAAAACAATCAACATTTTGCCGATCAGTTCAATGAGCTTTTTTAACAAACATAAAAATGTTTACATATAATGATTTACGAGGGAATAGATCCAGGAAAGTTTAATAAATATATTGATTTTTTCTCTCCAGCTGTTGGAGCATCAGATGCTCATGGAGGTTTATCTCCAACAACATCTGAGCCAACTTTAATTTTGCAAGTTTGGAGCATTTGGAAATGGGTTAAATCTGATGTTAAAGAGGAGGATGGCAAAAGATCTATTTTTAAAGATGTTGAAGTTATTACAAGATTTAATCCGATTGAAAATAGCTTTGGGAATATGGAGATTTTTTATGATAGTTATGTACTTGATAATGGAGTTAAATATGATGTTATGAGTTTTTATCAAATGGAGGAATATGGGTACTGGAAATTTTTATTAAGATCTAAAAATGCAAGAAGTTAATCATGGCAAGAAATAAAGGCATAACACCATTAATCAAAATTAATCCAACTGATATGGCTAAACTCAAAAAGAGCATGGCTAAGCTAAGATTATTGGATAAAGATGGTTTATCATCAGAGCTTGGAACTTGGGCGTTAAAAACAGCAAGAGATGCATCAGCAAGAGCTCCAAAGAAAACCGGTAAACTATCTCAAAATTATTTTGCTGAAAGGGATAAAAAAACAGCAAGAGTTTACAATAAAAAACTTTATGCTCCCTTTGTTGAATTTGGAACTGGAAATGCTGTTGATTTAAGCGAATTAAAGGAGCTGGGAATCCCTGAAAGTTATGCTTTGCAATTCAAAGGGCAAGGTAAAACTGGAACAAGGAGGGTTGAAATTAATGGGGAATGGAGAACAATTACATTGCCAATCAGTTTGCCAGCAAGGCCTCATCTTTTTCCATCAGCCTCAGCAAACTTTAAGATCTTGTTTGAAAATATTAAAAAACGAATTACAAAAGATTGGAAATCATGAAAGATAGATCAGCTCAAATTAGATTTCAACTTTTTCAGGATCAAGCCTTTTTTAAAAATGCTGATTCCTTAACTTATTTAGATCCCTATAATGTTGAAACAAATGTTAAAGTTACAAACATAGTAAACAGAGATACTGATTATCCATTTGTTTTGATCAGATCAAACTCTGTTTCTGGATCAGAGGAAAATCAAACAGCTTATGGATCAGATGTTATTATTACATTTGAAGTTCATACAAAATTTAAAAGAGGACAAGGAGGGGATAAACTTTGCAATGATCTAACCAGCAAAATTTTAGAAAAAGTTATCTCTAGATCAGAAAACCATTTAGATACAACAGCTCAAGGATTTAAAACTTATGTTATTGAATTAGATGCCTTAAATTATCAAAACAATGAGTTTGATGATGGCAATTATTTCAGATCAATAATCGACATTAATTTTAAAACAATGGAAATTTAAAATGGAAAAGCCTACAAAAATATCAGAAAACAGCCAGATCCAATTAGATCTAAAAACTCTCATCATTATAATTGCTTTTACAGCATCTCTTGCTGGTACATATTTTAGCCTCTCGGCTCAGATCGAGGATGCAAAGAATTTGCCAGCTCCAGAAGTTTCTAAAATCGAGTTAGATTTTAAAGATAAATTAACAAGATCTGTTATTGAAAAAGTTGAGGCAGATGTTACGATCATAAAATCAGATCTTGGAGAAATCAAAGAGAATATAAATAAAATGGATGAGAGGCTTTATGAAATCTCGCAAAAAGTGAGATAATGAGATCATTAA